CACCACAAGCGGTAAACAACTGTGTTGTTTACTTGCGTGGTGTACAGTCCTATGTCCTATACGTGGCCGTGTGCAGTAGGTGTGGTTTAGTCTTTTGATCTTAGAAGTGTGCAGCACAAGGCTGCACCGCTTCGCGTGTGGGCTTAAAAAAAGAGAAGCTACCCCGAAGGGTAGCTAATGTTAGATGTCGAGTTGACTTTGTAATTCAGCTATTTCGATGTCCGTCTGAATAGACGCAGTGAGTTCGATACGACGACAATGTGCGTTGCCAGCGCGTGATAAACGGATTAGCGAATCAGCGTTGACTTCGATGAGTTCGTCCACTGAGGAGAAGCCTGTTGATAGCATGCCGCTGCATGAGCGAAGGATGCCTTTAGGTTCACGTACAGGTACAGGTATTGCTTTAGCTTTAGTAGCCATGATGATACTCCAGTTAATTAAATGAATGATAGAGGTTAGTCTACCGTACCCTACCCCAGTGTGGGCTTAGGATACAGAGGATGTGAGAGGGTACAGGTGAGGGAAGTAGAGAGGGTGAAACGGAGTATAGGGGGGGAGTGTTTTGTCACTTGATTGTTCTCTACTACAGCACTAAGTTGGTGAGTATTTTATATTTTTTCCACAAACTTTTTGTTGAGAATTATTATCATCTGGCTTAGTCTGCATTTTATTTATTTTCTGTGAGGTTTTTTAACTAAAAAATTTTATATTTTTAACCTTAATAAAAAAAGCTTAATATCTTACATCCCATTACCACTATAAGGTTTAACTTACTAAGGTATAGGGGGTAAAAGAATGTCCAGTGTCCGCGCCAGCGGTAAGCTGGACATTCTTTAATAAGGAGCTATGTAGATACACCGAGAAGAAGGTTTATTTCTGCTTGTTGGATTAAATCTAACAAAAAATCTTCATGCTTTATTTCAAACCACTCCTTTCTAAACGTGGTTGGATCAGTGTTTTTATAAATATAATCTAAAAGGAGTTTTTCTGCTGAAACCACATCTTCAAAAGGTTTACTGATGTAGGTATAACGAGCACTTGGAAAGGGGAGAGTACAATTGTAGGTGTCTAGTCTTTTGGATAAATCACGGGTCAAACCAATTTTTATATGATTTGGATATTGAGAGTTTCTGAGTAGGTATAAATAACCGCTTGTACCAGTGGTTTTTATAATGGTTTGGAATATTGGATAGCTAGATAGAAGGGGGTCAAATAGGTTGTTCATTTCATTCTCCAGTAAGAATAATCAGTAATTTATTAAATGTGGAAGCTGGTTACTGTTACCAGTGTTCAGTCGCTAAACCTATCCACACTGGAATTAGTATATAGAATTTAGGTTAAAAATAATATATATTCTCTTCTTACCAATACCTTTAAAGGCACGTATATGTCAGCACCTATCGGATTCGACCAACTCAAAAAAGTATTACCAAAGACACTTCAGAGAAATTTGACACAGGATATGGTGGATAAATTTAATGGGGTTATTTGTAATGAACATGAGCGGGATATGTACCGTGAGAATTTGCTCAGTTATACGGGGGTAATGAAGGAGGGGAAGTATAAGATTCAAAGCTATATGGAGGCTGTAAGGTATGTGAGCCATAAGCTGTTGGGTGATACTAATATTGCTGCTTATATTAAATGCTTTCCAGAAAGGCATGCCAAGATGGTTGCTAATAAGTTGCCAGATAAAGACATTGCTAGTGCAATCCATGCATACAATAAAAACCAATTAGTTAATAAAATATTAGAACAGACGTTGATACCAAGTCATGTGCTGAATGCTGATTTGTACCAGAAGGCTTTGAATACGCAAGCAGCTTTAATGATTGGTGCTAATAGTGAAAAGGTTAGGTGTGATGCTGCAAATAGCTTGTTACAGCATTTGAAAGCCCCAGAGGTGCAGAAGATTGAATTGGATATTGGTTTGAAGGAAGACAGTGCAGTGAATGCATTGCGGCAGACTACGCTGGAGCTGGTTGCACAGCAGAAGAAAATGATCCAGGCGGGGGCAATGACGGTAGAACAGATTGCACACAGTAAGGTCGTTCCTGTGGACGCTGAATTTGTTGAGGTGGATTAATGGGTAACTCTGTAGAGGGGTTACTCAATGCAATTGATTATGGCGATGATGTTGATATTAATTATGTGCCCAGTGATTTTGCCTTAGAATTTATTACGTTTATTAAATTGGTTAATGGGGGTGATGGGGAGGAGAACCTTACACCCATACTGCATTATAAGATGTTGGATAATATTGCAGGGCAGTTACAGAATATTTGTAACATGTTGTTTAGGGGAGCGAGTAAGACGACACTGCTGGGAGAGTACTTGTTTTTGTACATTGCAGTGTATGGGAGGATTCCTGGATTTGGTGATATACCGTTGGCTATGTATGTTTCAGATAGCATTGAGAATGGTGTTAAGAATATGCGTAAGAATCTGGAGTATCGTAGGGAGAACAGTGATTTCCTTATGGAATATATCCCTGAGATTAGATTTACGGATGTGCGGTGGGAATTTACCAATATTGACGGTAAAAAGTTTGTGGTTAAGGGGTATGGAGCGAGCACAGGCGTTCGTGGTGTAAAGGAAATGGGTGTTAGACCAGTATTAGCGGTATTGGATGATTTGGTTAGTGACGAGGATGCTAGGTCGGCTACGGTGATTGCCAGCATTGAGGACACGATTTATAAAGCAGTGGATTATGCGTTGCATCCTACCCGCAGTAAGATTATTTGGAGTGGTACACCCTTTAATGCAAGGGATCCGCTGTACAAGGCTGTGGAGTCAGGTGCATGGACGGTTAATGTGTATCCTGTATGTGAAAAGTTCCCTTGTACTAAAGAAGAATTTAGAGGGGCTTGGGGTGATAGATTTCCTTATGAGTATGTGAAAAATAAATACGATAAGGCTGTTTTGGTTGGGAAGGTGCATACCTTTAACCAGGAGATGATGTTACGGATTATGTCCGAAGAGGATAGATTGATTTTGGATGCAGATATTTCTTGGTACAACCGTGCATCGGTGCTGAGTAATAAAGGTAAGTTTAATTTCTACATTACGACTGATTTCGCTACCAGTGAGAAAACCAGTGCAGATTACAGTGTGATTTCTGTTTGGGCCTACAATAATAACGGTGATTGGTTTTGGGTAGACGGAGTGGTTAAACGGCAGATGATGGACAAGAATGTGGATGATTTGTTTAGGTTTGTGCAGGAATATAAGCCACAAGAGGTAGGAGTGGAGGTATCAGGGCAACAGGGTGGGTTTATTGCTTGGATACGGAATGAGATGATTACGAGGAATATTTATTTTACTTTGGCTAGTGAAGGGAATGGTAGTAAACCAGGGATTAGACCTAATACAAATAAATTGGTTAGATTCAATGTTGTAGTTCCTTGGTTTAAACAGAATAAAATGTTCTTCCCAGAGGAGAGAAGGACTAGCCCAGAAATTGTAGAAGCGATGAATGAATTAAGTTTGGTTTCGATGAAGGGAATGCGAAGCAAGCATGATGATTTTTTGGATACGATTTCAATGTTGGCCAGTTTGACTCCTTGGAAACCCTCACAAGAGACCCTCATTAACCAAGATCCAAAATCAGAGGTATGGGGCTTTGAAGAGGAAGATGATACTTGTGATATAAATTCGTACATTGTGTAATAAATTTGTATGTAATATACTCGCAAAAACTACTAGATTAGGCTGCATCCATGAAATTATCTGATTTATTTGACCAGCTTGCATACGGTGAATTATCCCAATTATCTATGGGGGGCAGAGAAGGAAGCGGAATAATCCAATCTGATTACCACCTAATTGTTCCACACATTAATCTTGGATTAACCGAAATATATAAACAGTTCCCGCTTAAACAGGAAGAGGTGTTTGTACAGCAGTTTGACCATATTCAGATTTATTACTTGGATAGCAAGTACGCTCAAACCAACAAACCAGAAGTAGGGGTTACAGTTGTAGGTGGGGCAACAGACCTGATAGATAAATATTACATTATGGATTCTGTATATGAACCCTTTAAAGATAACGTATTACAGATAGAACGTGTCTTTAACGAAGATGGTCAGGAATATTTCTTCAACGATAAGAACGAGCCTTACAGTGTATTGACCCCTTCATATAATTCCATTCAAATTCCGTACCCTATGAACGAGAATGTGATGAATGTAATTTACAGAGCAGCACATCCTAAAATTGAATTAAAAGGATTGAATCCAGACACAGAAGAAATTCAATTACCATTGAGTCATCTTGAAGCATTGCTTATGTATGTCGCTGCTAGAGTTCATTCAGTACAGCCTTCGTTAGAAGGACAGAATGATGGCAATGCTTATTACGCTAAATTCCAAGCATCAATACAACAATTACATCAATTAGCTTTGGTTAATAAAGATGCTACTACTTACGATAGATTGCATGAAAACGGCTGGGTTTAGACCAACATGGCACAGACAGGCGCATGGGTAGAAGAACAGTGTTTTACACTTGGAACAGGCACATTAGATTTAGCTGCAGGGTTACAAAATAAAGCTACGTTTGGCCAGGCAGTAG